TCCTCTTCTTCGGGATCGAGCAACCCTTCTTCTTTGGGCCACATGACGAAGACTTACCACCACAGCAGCCACCAGAGCTACCACACGAGCTGGGCACAGGCTCTGCTTCGAATTCGATCGTCTCTTCTTCCTCGCATTCTGTTCCGTTAGAAATATGATTACATTCCTCCATGTACTTATTCCACATTTGCTTCAATTCTGCTTGGAGGGTCGTGAGTTCGTCGCCTTTTACATGAACATACGCCTCCATATCCTTGATACGCTTCTCGGATTCAGCGCAATAGTCTCGTTTCTGTTCCATGTACGCGGAATAACGGGCGGTTTCTTCGGCCTCAGCGGCAGGATCCGTACTTGACATTGGCATTGGCATGGGGATCTCGGGGTTCGTCGGTGGAGGGGCAGGTGGTGCAGAAGATACCGGTCTGTCGGGTAATGGAGCTGACGACGTCACCGGAGGGGGGTTGCTCAACGATTGACTGAAGTCAGGTAAGGCTCGATCACCGTTTGATGGTGGTTGCATCGGCTGCATTACCGGCTGCGGTTGCATCGGTTGCACGTTACCACCGAAGCCATTGATGAGTGGCGCCATTTGATCTTCGAGACTCTCCGGTAAAAAGACCTGAGCCAACCCACCGATAGAAGGATTCATCGCAAAGTTGAGACCATCCTCGACGGTGTCCATCGCTCCCGTCAGCTTCGTAAGGAAGCCCATAATTTAAGATGAAGTGTTCGAATTGTAATGATCCTTGTTGTCGCTGTAGACAAATTTATGACTACACCAACAGCAACAAGAAAATAAAAATAGACAAAGCACCGAGCCTCTTACCGACTCTCATACCTCCCCCGGTATCAACAGGTAGAGGGGTAGTGGATCAAGTACAGACCCCGGTGTCAAAAGAAGAAGTGACGACTGCTAGAGGGGTAGTGGATCAAATACCGATCACAGTACCAAAAGAAGAGCCTGTCGACATAAACGAATGGCCTATAGATGTAGAGAGTTGGTTCAAACCTGAAACCACCGATGCATACGAAGACTATGTCAATAACATATCCATCCCATCCAAACCGAGGGCGCCTATAACGACACGAAGCAGTAGAACACCCGTGTTCAGTGTCCTAGAACATAGTGGAGCAGAACGCATGGATCTAGCAACGGACCGATCGATGCTGGTGCCATCTGTACACCACCAAGGACCAGACCCTGACTGGGTTTTGAATAACCTTCCGGCGATGGAATGGGACGGTGTACCGATCGATGTCGCCGGGAAGACACCCACCGAATTATGCATGTTGTTATTCAACGGGCCATATGCGATGATGGGGCTCCGTCAGAGATACTACGCCCTCATGCCATTCGCAGACCCAACAAGACCAACTATCGCAGAAATCGACGACTGGAACATCGAAGTGATCCGACATCTTCGGAACGTCATAGGGAATACAACCCCGTTAGAAGGCGACGATCGTCTGTACCTAGAAGCACACTGGGGCGACGAACGACGATTCTCTAGGGTATGGGATGCGGCATACCCTGGAACAAACGGCACCGCGTTCGGACCATGTGCGTCAGGAAACAACCAGCATTGTGGCGCGACGTTCGTTCCATCCTTTATCGATCAGGCGCCATACCTGGCCAACTACCCCGGGCTAGAACCATTCACGTTCGTAAACGGTGGGGCAGAAGGCATCGGCGCTGTCAACACTGATCTTCCATGGGGAATGAAACTGGTGCCGCGTCTATACAATTGGATATGCAACGAGGGTTTCGCAGGACACGGCGGTCCTTTAGTGTCCCGCACGAAAGTCGGCATGTCCTTCTACACGTCGATCACGAACGGGGTTGCAACGAACAACGGAACCACTTTACGAATGAAGTGGTTGTAGTCATAAATTAGAAATAGGTAACTTACGATGTCAAACAATACGAACGCCGATCTCGCAATCTATACGCGGTCGCTGCTAGACCCGTTCGCAAACAACGTACCCCAACCAAAAATCTACGATGGTAAGGTGCTCCGATCTGCCGGAGTACGGTTTCGAACAACAGGCGAAATCGTCATGAACACACCAGTTACGTATCTGGTACTGTCCCCTGCATTGACGGCGCCACTGACATGGTACACACCAACCGAAACTACCATCCCGACCGAAACCTCGCTTGATCACGTAGGCTCCGAAAACGAACGAGCCATCATCGACAAACTCAGACTCGTCGGATGTGGTCTGAAATTGAACCTCATGAACAGCGCCGACCAAAACGAAGGGTACTGGGAAGCAGCCCGGATCAACACGAGTGTAGAAGACTTCCTGTTGGCAGACGCAAATAGCGGTCGTGTCAAGTACAAACCGCTCGCCGTCACAGACACCCCAGGAGAGAACCCAGTATCGATGGAGCTGTCTAACGAACCGTCGTATCAACGCGGCAAACTCCGCGATATTCACCGATACATGTTTAGACTCAACTCCAACAACACCGAACACGACCTCGGTAAGGTATCACCTGAAGCAACCCTTACTCAGCTCGTAGACGAAGACTGGGACACCATCATCATCAAAATCCACGGTCGGGTGGAATCAGGCTCCCCGTCAGTGGTAAACTACGAGATCGTCAACAACCAGGAAGTCGTTTACCGAGCCGGAACGGCAATCTCTCGTCTCATGACGCCGAGTCCGTTCATCCAGCAAACGCGGAAGATAATGGGTGGGATCAAGGTCGGACTGCCGGGAATTAAGATAGAATAGACAAGCCATACATAGAAAAACCCTAATGAAACATTCGCCACGACTAAACTAACCTGTGTCCAATGGACCGAGGTGAGTATGCGGTACTCGCGTAGGTTCTACAGGGATTTAATACCAATGGACCATGGACGGAGGTGGGGTAATACTGTTTTTCCCACCTCGGTCCAGAGAAAAGAACCCGATTAAGGATAAGAGAAAAGGTTGACGGCGTACGATCACGGGGTGATCGGATGCCACGGCGGAGCCTAAGAAAAATAGTAAACATGTTGTACGTCGCGCTGCGAAATTAACGTTTGCTGGTTAGGACGGTAATGTTTTCATGTACTGGGTTCAATCTGCTGCGACCTCTCTAATCGAATACCGGTCTTGTGACAACTTAGTCATATCAGGATGCTCATTCATCATGACAACCACATGTGGTACATTCTTCAGACATTTCAATACCGAATGGTATTTGGAGCTAAAGATGTACCGATTCTTCAACTCTTCCAAGAAATCATATAAGATGTACTCCCCTTGTTTACTTCGTGTCGCATCGAGAAAGATAATACAGGAATCTAGGTCGACCATCATACACATATCGGCTTTACGACCAGGAAGCAAGACCTGGACATAAGGGAGAACACCCGACACATAATGACAGAACCAGCTCTTACCGGAGTTACCTTGCTCATCAACACAGAATATAATCTCCCGTGGATCCGCCGGTAACTTCAACCTTTGGAACAATTCGTCTTGCCATCGATATAGTAAATGCGCATCGACCGTCAAAACACAGTTATTGTCTTGTATATATTGGGTGCAGAATTGCGCATACTTCGCAAAGACAATAGAATGCGCCTCTCTCAGCTCCTTGATTGACATCTTACCCGCCTTAACATCATCTTTAAACGCATCGATGTCGGTTCGTTTGCCTTTAGCCAAGACTAACGTACCGTGTTCCAGAAAATTACCATCTTTCTTACAATACTCGGCAGCCTTGTCGGGGAACTTGGCGACTTCGTAGTGTGCCCGGTCACTCACTAGCGTTTTTAACTGCGACAAACGAAGTCTCGTAGTAAACGCAATAAAACCCTGGAAATGGGGTGTTCCCGACTCGCCTACTTCGTCACCGAACACAATATACTCAATCGAACCGTCAACAGACAACTCAACAAGCTTAACCCGTTCATCATCTGTTGGGTTATTAAGAGTAAAACACCAATATTTAGCACGAGACATAGTTATTTATGAAATAACACAGCCCATCGAAAACTAAATATACGCGCCCACTTTTAGAACGCGCGCCGTGTTTTTTCGGATGCGCGCCGCTTTTTTCGGATGCGCGCCGCTTTTTTCGGGTGCGCGCCGCTTTTTTCAGACGCCGACCGGTCATTCTACGATCACGAACAAGACCAAGACCAAGACCACGATCGAAATCACGATCAACCACGAACGGATTACGACTACACCAAAAACACAAAACACCGACACAAAAACAAACAATGTGCCTCCAACCCAACAACATGATTCTCCGCAGTGCAACTCGTGCCCTCGAAGAGGATAACAACACCGACATATCGATCAACAGCTTCTCCGATGTATCTTCTGACACCGAATCGATCGGTACGTTCGACAGTATGACAGATGAAGAATGGACGCTAGCGCCGCTCGAAACCTACGGGACGTTGAACATGTTGATCACCAACTTGGCCGGGACGCTGCGGTTCATGCGTGCGGACGTGAACCGACTGGAGAACGAAGGGAATTGGAATGCTCACGTCGCGATGCGTATTCGAGTCGAAACCATGGAATCCACGCTCGAATGGATGGAATCGGACGGAACAAACATTCCGGCCTTGCTCAAGAACATGAAGGCGACGCTTCGTTACATGCGTGCCGACGTCGAGCGGTTGCTTGGGGAGGAACACCGAAGCATCTTTGTCGCAATGCGCATTCGCATCGAGTCGATGGAACAGGAGATTGACTTCTACGAAGTCATGGGTTAAGATAAACTCGCTATTCCTATCGGAAGTATCTAGTTTGTTTTAATGTAACTGACGTTGTCTATATAATCTATTAACATTTGGTAGGATATCTAGGTTTCTGGGGTTTCGAACATCCTTTAGGCTTAGGTGACATCATATACTTAGCCGAACATGATTCGACCTTGGCTACGAATGCATCAAAGGCATGGAACTTAACGCGTCGTTTACATGGAACCCTTACTGGTTTTCCGTTCTGTGGGTTACGTGCAACATACGCCTGTGAGACAAACGGATAGAACTTTCCGAATTTTGTCAAATTGACCGACTTGTTCTTAGACACACCGTCTACGATAACCTCTAAGAGTGTATCTAACACCGCCCTGGCGTCGAGTAAACTCAACCGATGAGCGGACGCAACACGACGGACAACTGTGTCCATCGAAACAATATTAGATTTAGCCATTTTAGTTGTTCAATGTGTCTTTATTGAATTTATGAGCTAGGTACCGGACGTCGTGTGATTATGCGTTTACCATCCCTTGAATATTTCTTTACACAGATGTTGCCTTCTGGTTCGCAGTCAGCGCAGACTTGACGTGTCCTCTTCTTCGGGATCGAGCAACCCTTCTTCTTTGGGCCACATGACGAAGACTTACCACCACAGCAGCCACCAGAGCTACCACACGAGCTGGGCACAGGCTCTGCTTCGAATTCGATCGTCTCTTC